CGTCTTCCAGATGAAGTATATAAAAGGCTGGAATTCCATCCGGCTTCTTTTGAAGTAAAAGAACACCATGTAGCGGTTTATGCCGGTATGGATGATGAAACCGTTGTAAAGGCACAGCGTCCAAAGGATCTGCTGCGGGGAAGCATTGTCACTCCATCCCTGGAAGCTGCCATCATCAATGGAAAATATGTCAACTCCCTTCCGCTTTACCGTATGGAGCAGGAGTTCAAGCGCAACGATGTGAACCTGAACCGCCAGAACATGGCGAACTGGACGATCGAGTGTGCTGACCGCTATCTTGCAGTTCTGTATGACTATCTGCATAAGCTTCTATACCAGTATCATGTGCTGCAGGCAGACGAAACCACTGTCGAAGTTTCAAAAGACGGGAGAGCTGCCGGCTCAAAGAGTTATATGTGGATTTACCGCACCGGGAAATCTTATGAGGAAGCCATCGTCCTGTATGAATACCAGAAAGACAGGAAGGAGGATCATCCAGAGGAGTTTCTGAAAGATTTTCAGGGAGTATGTGTTACAGACGGTTACCAGGCATACCATTCCCTGGAAGAAAAAACCCCCGGCCTGACGATTGCTGGCTGCTGGGCACATGCGAGGCGTAAATATGCAGATGCGCAGAAAGCTATAAAGGATGAAAAAGAGCGTAAAGGTACGCTTGCCTATGATGCCCTAAAGCAGATCGGGGCGATCTATAAACTGGACAATGATCTGGCAGAGCTTACACCAGCACAACGGCAGCACAGGAGGCAGCTGGAACTAAAACCCCTGGTTGACGCTTATTTTGTGTGGGTAAAAAAACACCAGAGTGAAGTCCTGCCAAAATCCCAGACAGGAAAAGCCTTTGCCTATTCCGTGAATCAGGAAAGATATCTGCGCGTATTTCTGGAAGACGGTGAAGTCCCTCTGGACAACAATGCAACAGAATCCACACTGCGTGGTTTTTGTATCGGAAGGCACAACTGGAAGCTGATCGACACCATCTGCGGAGCCAGATCCAGCGCGATTATCTACAGCATTACCGAAACTGCTAAGGCAAACGATCTGAAAGTCTATGAATACGTGGAGTATCTCCTGACTGAGATACCGAAACACGAAGACGACACAAACCGAGATTTTCTGGAAGACCTGCTCCCATGGTCTCCAAACCTGCCAGAGCAGTGTCGGAAATCCAATAAATATGAAGTGAAATAAAAACTGGAGCAAATCTGTTACTATCATACAGGTTTGCTCCAGTTTTGTATAGGTACTCGCGTTTTACCGTTTACCTCTCAATTATGTGCCTTAGTCAACATTACCACGCACTCCACATGTTCACCGTTGTCCAAACTTATACTTAAATCAAAGAGAAGGTATATTTCAACCTTCTCATATCATACAATCTTCAGCTTCATGCTTAACAATATATGTATCGTAATCAATTTCCTCTTTCAATGCCACATATTTATCATATATAAGAGAAAACAAATTCTTTTTCCTATCACAAATCTGTTTCAAATCATTTTTATCAATTACGATAATATATTTACTTTCATGTAACGCTATCTTTTTTATTAATCCTTTTGAATCATTCCATTTAGTTCTGCCAGATACTCCATCCCATGATACCATTATTCCAAAATTTGTATTTGTAACAGACATCAATGAACAAAATTTACCAACAAACGTTACACTTACTGGACCATCATAATTTTTGCATTCAACTAAAAATGATTCTCCAAAACAAGAAAACGCATTATTTATTCCAGAAAGTCTCGCATTCTCTGTCCATCTTATTAACAAATCAATTTCATTCGTACTTGTTCTGCAATTTCTATAAACATCAAAAAGATTTTCTACGCTCTTCTCAAACAGAATTGATGTCATTTCTTCGAGTTTTTGACCTTTCTGCCCTCTCGTTAATTCACCTTTCTTAATGTCATTATATAAAACCTTGCATCTTTCATTGTCCTCGTTGGAAACCATCAATAAGCTGGAATTATATCTACTTGAGGCCATCATCAATTCAGTCAATGTGTACCCTGACTGATGTAATAATTGTTCTGCGTATCTAAACTTCTTTTCCTCTAAATCCAACTATAACACCTTGTATATAATAATAGCATGCTGTAGCGGATTATCGATTTCAGTATCGCAATGTACACAGTTTACAAATTCTGGAATCTCTAAAGCTGTTTTATATATGTTACCTGTAAAACGTTGACATATTGGACAATATACATTCAAATACTGCTCTACAATATTCTCATCCACACACATCTCTAAAATACCATAGATATCCTTTATTTCTATTCCAAGTTTTCTATGAATTGCATCTGGATAAATCCAATCATTAGAATGATATTGCTTCATAAAGTCCAAGAATGAATCCAAATCAATATTAAATTTCTTCTCCTTTAACAAAGGAGCCACTGTTTGAAAGATATTCGATTGCATCATTCATTCGCCCCATTCCTAAATCATTACATTTTCCTGTAATATGTTGTAACAAAGTAATTTTCCCATTAAAATAATCAAAGGTAATCTTAACAATATAACTCTTTGTTTCTACCGGCTTAATCCATTTAACATAAATATACGGATAGCTTGCGGTAGCTTCCTTCTCATTAAGATACTGTAATAATAATTGCCTTATTTCATCCGCCTCTGCAAATAATTCTTCATTTTCATCAATGAGTTCCCGAATTTCGCCCAAAAAAGGCAACATATAATCACCATTTTCAGATGCTGTCAATTCAGCCGAACCCCCAGCTTTCATTTCCATCATCTGCTTATACATTCTTACTTCTGTATTTTGAATATCGTTAATAATTTTAATAGTATCCATATGCTCACAGCGGAACAATTTCATACCAAAATTATCTTTAATCCAATCAGTACAATAAAATACTATTTTTGAATACGCATCTCTATCAATTTGTTCATTATAACTATAACGCATAGAATCATATCTTACTTCTAATATATTTATCGACGGATTAATATATATCACGATAGGATATCTGTAATCAATCTGTTCAAATGTATCAGACTGCTGATACGCTTTCTGTAAAACAAACTTAATAAAGTATATACCATCTTCTACATATGCAATCGGAGCCGATTCATTTAAATTCCTATCAATAACATATTCTGGCTGATATATTTCATTCTTAAAGACTGCAATCTGCATTTCTTTCAACACTTCATCTATGGATTTTTCGCCAGCCTCATAAAAGAATGGCACTGAATACTTATACAATTTCTTGTATTCAAGCGCTTCATAAAAGCTAATAAAAGACTTCATGGTTGTAGTCTTTGAAATAATACCCTTAAAATCTTTCTTAGATTCAAAAAATAATGTATCTTCTTTATCACTTATTTTACGCTGTTCTTCAAAAGTAATTCTATTCTCAGCTTCTAACTGCTTACAAATAAAATGCTGAAAATTATTTGAACCACACAAAATAGTATTTTTATAAAATCCTAAAAAAGTCACCTCGTCCATAGGAGTACGCATAATTTCACCCGCTTTCAATAGATATACATACTATATCATATTTTACTATAATTTTTTCTCTTTTTCCACTTGTTTCTTGACTTTTTATTCGTCCTTTTTATTCGTAAGTAGCATGAAAAGCAACCACAGTCAACTTGATAGTTTTTCCATCTGCCACAGTTGTTGCAAAATTTGCAACAACTGATTCTCTTACCAGTTTTCTATCAGAAAAGATGTTTGTATATATCTTGAAAGTGCAACGCCCGTTGCACTTTTACTATCCAATCACTATGTGACCTATTTCCCATCAAATCATCCGAAAATGCTCCAACGCTTCCCTTATAGCCGCTTCTTTCTCTGGCGGACATTTCGACTGTTTGAAATTTTCCGATTTTGGCAGGTTATAATTTGCCCTCTCAATAATTCCATATTTCTGCTTTATCTGTGCAATATAGAGATTACTTACCTTTAATCCGCTATGTTTCAATACATAATCCTTAATTTCTTCATAAGTGGCTTTGCTCTCCGCCGCCGTCAAATCAAATTCATCCATCTCTAATTCCACATTAATATGCTTCAACTTATTTGATTTAAGTTTTGAAAGCAACACGATACTTTCCACATGGAACGAGCGGATAGCAAGTCTGTCACTAGCCTTTGGTAATTTAAGGAAATGTTTCTATGCCCGTTTTAGTGTTTTGTCCGTTTGCGGGAATATATCAATATTAAAGATTACAAACTATCTAATAATTCTTTTAGATCTTCTATCAATATTTGATATTTATTATATACATCACTATTGAGTAATTTTCTTTTTTCTGTTAGCACCGTTACTTTTGCTCGCCGCTTCATCTCTTTCTCAAAATCTTCATAATCCATTGTAGCCAAAACAACCTGCGGTAAATTATCCATTTCAAAAATTAATTTCAAAATATCTTTGCTACTTGTATGACTTGCTTCCTTAGCTCTTGGAGAATCTACAACAAGTGGAAATAATATTGTATTAGTATGAAAGTATTGCATCGTCTGAAACAAACCTATCATTTGTGCCAATATGATTTTATTCTCTAAAGTACCTTGTGCTTTTATTGGTTTAAGCAATTTTATATTTCCTTCATATGCAGAATTCCACGCATCCAATTTAATAATGTTGAGACGAACATTTTCAATATAATTTTCCTCAACCTCTTTTTTATTAGGCAGCTTTCTAAGCTCTTTATCTATATCCTTAATTTCCTTTCCATGTTTTTCCTGTTCATAAACGTTTCCTCCAAGTTGTTCTGTAAAATGCTTAACAGAATCTTGCAAGCCTCTCTGCCGCAGATACACTTCATATGAATCTTGCTTTTCATCGTATGCTTGTTCTTGCTGCTTGAGTTCGTCCATCAAGCCAACATAATTTTCTTTATACTTTTCTAACTCTGAAGCTATCGAAGATATTATTTGTTCAATCTGTTTATACATATAATCTTCGTTTTGAAGATTATAATTTGAACGAACAATGCTGTATATTTCCTCATCAAAAGAATATCCACATTTGGGACATGTGCGAATATTTTCTCGATCTTCAAGTATGTTGACACCATCTTTAATTTTTCTGTATTCTTGTATAACTTCTAATTGATGTTCATGCTGATATAAAGCAGTTTCCAAACTTTGAATTTTATTTCGGGTTTCTCCGATTCTGCTTACCAAAAATGCAATCCTTTCTTTAGGAATCATCAAATTTCTTTCTAATTCTTCTATAGAGTCAGCAGGAACCAAATTCTGTATTTCTGCATATAACGAGTCTATAGTAATTCTAATTTTCTCTTCTTCTGCTTTTAATTGCTCAATCTTATCTTTTAAAGCATCTTTTTGGGCCATTAATTCCACAGTTGAACGTGTATATATTCCTAAATGATAATAAAGAGACTTAATCCGGTCAGGCTTTTTATATTGATCAATATTGGAAAAACTCTCATATAAACCACTCCAGCCTCTGTCTTGATCAATGTAGTACGGCATAAAAGTAAATGCCGGCGGCGCTAATTCAATTTTATTAGTTTTTTTATTCGCCATATACACAGAAAAAGAAAATATTTTTTCATATTCTTTAGCTAAATCCCGAGATACACTTTTTGTTGTCAAAATAAGTTCTGTCCCTCTAAAAAGAGCAAATGCTTTTTGCCATCTTGCCACTCTGAATTTTATTTCATCAATGTAAAATTCGACTACATAAAGCTTAGTGTTTTTATTCCATACATTATCAAAATCTACTTCTGCACCCATAGTGTAATATAACGATTTCAAAAGAGAGGATTTACCTACATGATTATCTTGACTTGTTACAACATTAAACCCTTTTTCAAATCCATGAAAATGTGCTGTTTTTTCTACGATATCTGCAATTAATATATTATCAAAATACATCTCCCTCATCATAATCTCCTCATTTCACTGATTGTAATGCTCGTTATCAATATTGATATGTATGTTTTATTATATATAAGTTCAATGTCAGGGTGAATAGAATATAGTTTCTTACATAATTCGTCCGAATATTGTTTAAATGACTTGGCTGTATCTCTCTTATTCTCTTTCACCATAGTTCTAACTTTTGTAAATAAGCTTGTGAATGTTTCCGATTTTGTCTGTGCATCTGACAATATCAACGTATATTCGTATGATGCTTTATACTTATCATCCTCTTGAAAACTAAGTACTTTTGATATTTCTTCAAAAGGAGGAATTGAAATCAGCATTGCTTCTTCAATAACTCGTTCAAAATCTCTCTTGGATATTCCTTTTTTATTTCTGACCTCCGAAAACGATGCTGCATCATTTAACAGCTCATATTGCTGCCGTCTGGTCAAGATATCCATCATTGCACCAAAAATAGCTTTAACCGAATCCATGGTGATTCTTGGATATTTGCTGTGTAAAAAATCACCCATTTCCTGCTCTACAATTTCTCTGTGGCTTGGTATCGATAGAGTTGTCCTCATATGAAAAAATTTAGTCAAATCTACACTATTTACATCTATTCCTTTTTTCTTGGCGATATCTTCTTTAATCTTACTGATTGTTACTGAATTAAATTCCATGAAAGATGTCTTTTCAGATGTAAAAATCTTCCTTTCCGTACTATTCTTTCCACTATCCTTTTTTGTGGTAACAGAAACTACTAATGGGCAATTAGTTATTAGTCCCAACTCTTTAACCAGCCAATCTGTATTTTCTAACTGAGCATACATTTTAACCAGCCAATCTTTTGTTATTGCTGTATTAATACTAATAGACTCTTCATTTGTTTTCATCTGAAAGTAGCTTACCGTTTCAGGATTCTGTTCTTTATCAAATATAGTAATATCGTCATAATAATCCAATACAAACAAATAATCTAAATTGTCAAAGATTTCTATAGCCATGTGTAACGTCTGGCTTACTTGCATTTCAAAACGATTGTAGGACATACTACCAGAACCTGTGTCTACTTCTATTTCTCTAAATTTTGTTTTTTTGTCCTTTGCTTGTTTATCCAACATATCGTTTCCTCTCTGACCAAAATATTTTTAAGTATTATACCTATCTCAATTTATACGGATTTGAAACCATTTATTTTTTGTCCATTCGGCAACACAAATGCCTGCTCAAATTTCACATTTAAAGCCTTTGCAATCTCCATCATTTCCTCAAACGAAACCGTCCCACGCTTCAGCTTCTTATTAAAATTCTGTGGTGACTGCCCAATGCGTCTTGCGAGTTCCGCTAGGCTTATATTCTTCTTTTCACATAACTCCCTTATCATATCCGATGTAGTCATGGTACACCTCCGCTAATATACTACCATTATAAACCTTTTGGTTGACATTTTCAATACATCCATGTGAAAATTAACTGAAAATTCAAAAAGCACCCTATGAGCATATACTGCTACACAGGGTGCCGAAACACAGTTTATTTACTTGCTCCTTCGGATATCCACCGAAAGCCCCGATTTCAATTCCACCTCAAACTTATCATCAAACACCGTAACCTTAGCAATCAGCCGTCGTACCAGTTGCTCATCGTACTCTTCAATCTCCGTTGTCTGGCTGTTCAGAAACGCTTTCATGTTGAAAATGCTTTGTTTTACGCCCTCCATTTCAGCCTTGTCAGCCAGTATCTGCTGCTTTTCCTCACGCAGTTTATAAATCTCTTCCACCAAGTCATCATATTGCTCATTTCTGTTTGCCTTTTGTAAAAGCTGCTTTTGGAGTTCCTCCAGCTTCCCGTCAACATCCTTTGTTGGGGAATTTTCCTGCTTTAAGACTTCTTCGATGTTTTCCTGCAAAACTCCTATGGCAGTGCTTTTCTGGGAAAGAACGCTGTTGATGGCTTTTATCACCGCTTCCTGCAGCTCTGTTTCTTGGATAGTATCGGCATCGCAGGCATCGGGTCCGCTCTCAACCCTTGTTACACATCTCCAGACATTGGAACGTTTCCCACGGTTGTTCCAGGCAATCCTGCGGTAAATGTCACCGCATTTGGAACAGTACACAATGCTTGAAAGTGCATATTTACTGCTGTAAACCCTTTTCTTACGGTCTTTGCCACTGTGAAGGTTCGCCCTCCGCTGCATTTCCTCCTGGACCTGCATATACAGGTCGCGGGGGATAATGGCTTCATGGTTGCCTGTAACATAATACTGCGGAACGATCCCATTATTTTTCACCCTTTTCTTGGTGAGAAAATCCACGGTGTATGTCTTCTGCAGAAGTGCGTCGCCGATATATTTCTCATTCTGGAGGATTTTCTTTAAGGTTTCTGCCCTCCATGTCGGCTTTCCTGCCGCCGTCAGTATTCCGTCCGATTCCAGGCTTTCACCGATCTGCTTTAAACTCGAACCCTGCAGATATTCACGGTAAATTCTTTTTACAACCTCCGCCTCGGCAGGCTCAATAATCAGATGCCCGTCCTCATCTTTTGTATAGCCAAGAAAGCGGTTATGGTTGACCTGCACCTGCCCGTTCTGATAACGGTACTGCAGTCCGAGCTTGACGTTCTGTGAAAGGCTCTGGCTTTCCTGCTGTGCAAGGCTCGCCATAATCGTCAGGAGAACTTCTCCCTTGGTATCCATTGTGTTTATGTTTTCTTTCTCAAAAAATACGGGAATGTTTTTCTCTTTCAGCTGACGTATATATTTCAGGCAGTCCAGCGTATTTCTTGCAAAACGGCTGATGGATTTCGTTACAATCATATCGATGTTTCCTGCCAGGCACTCGTTTATCATTCGGTTGAATTCATTCCTATTTTTGGTATTACAGCCGCTGATTCCATCATCAGCGAATACGCCGGCAAATTCCCAGTCGGGATTTTTCTTTATAAACGATGTGTAGTGTTCTACCTGTGTTTCATAACTTGTTGCCTGCTCGTCGCTGTCCGTGCTGACACGGCAGTATGCGGCAACTTTCAGTTTTGGCTTTTCCTCTTCCTGCTCAGTGCTTCCCGTGCGTTTTCGTGCGGGAATGAGCGTAACGCTTTTATTCATCTCCGACCTCCTCGGTTTCTATCATGCTGTAGGCATATTCCGCCTGCCTGAACGGATCAGAATATTTCATGGGGATCTTTGGCATAGTAAAGGATACCGCTCCTTTAGGCTTCGGCGGCGTATCTAAGTCCTTTATCCTGCCAAGAGAAGCCGCTCTCGATATCCTAATTTCTTCCGCCTTGTTAAAAGTTTCTATATCAATGATGGGCGGATAATATCCGTCTCCGAGATAACGCTTATTTCTGAGCATTCTCCCGACACTTCCATGAAATAGATACAGCCCTGCTTTTTCGGCGGCGGGCTGAAGCGCCAGACCGGATATATATCCGTCAAACAGCTTTCTGATTCTTTTTGCTTTTTCCTCATCTATATACGCAGCCCCGTCCCTGATTACATATCCGTATGGTGTGTGCGACATTATCCATCCAACCTTTCTTTCAGATTCAGACCACAGTGTAATCCGAAAATAATTTCTTTCCTTGAAATTACAGTGATTTCCTTGACATGGCTTTCAAAAAGGCCCTCGTCATATTCCGTCAGCATCTCATGTCCGGACACGAACTTTATCAGATTTTTCAATGCGTCTGCTTTCTCATTATCAATGCTTACGGAAGATAAGAGATTTTCTTTTCGTTCCTTTAGCCTTTCATTTTCCACAATGAGGGCATTATTCTCTTTTTGGAAAATCGGAGGTTCTAACAGCCCGCTTGTCATAAGGCTTACAAGAACCTGCTTTTTTTCTTTGACCTTTTCAATCGCTGCTTCAATATTCTCGATCTGCTGCAGCCTGCCTTCCTCATCATAGCCCTGCATATTTCTAAGCAGGGGCTTTAATACCGTCTGCTGCGAAAAAATCAGTTTATTCATCATGGTCACAAAAGCTGCCTTAACTGCGTCATCGGTAATATATTTCATGGTGCAGGCTGTTTTGTCTTCAATATGTCTGCTGCAGCACCAGGCAATATAGTTTCCGCTTGGCTTGCTATGCTTCCTACGTTTGAAAGTGCTGCCACATTCGCCGCACTTTATTTTTCCTGAAAATTCATAACGGTTCAGATATCTTTCGGTATTTGTGCCGTTGCCTTTTTCTTGACCCCGCCTGTCCACCAGTTCGTTTGCCTTGTCATAAATCTCGTGGCTTATAACAGCCTCATGATGGTCTTTGCAAAGATACCTGTCATATTCTCCGTAATTCGTATGACGGTTGAAGCTGCTGTCGGTGTAGGTCTTTTGAAATATAACATCCCCTGTATATTTTTCATTCCGGATAATGGCAAGGACGGAGCCTGATGACCACTTCCCGCCTTTTTTAGCTGTAATGCCGCGCTCATTGAGTTCTTTTGCAATTAAATGTGTGCTTTTCCCATCCAGGCAGTCTGAAAATATCTGCCTGACAATTTCCGCCTGTTCAGGCACAATGATCATTTTTCTGTCAACATTGATATATCCGTAAGGTGGATACGAAATAACATATGTGCCGTTTTGGAAACGCTTTTTAATGCTCCATTTTTCATTTTCTGAAATGGATACCGATTCGTTTTCGGCAAGGCTGCCGAGTATGGAAAGCATAAGCTCGCTTTCCATGGAACCCGTATTCAGGTTTTCTTTTTCAAAATATATGCAGACATTCAGATCAAGAAGTTTCCTCACCAGTTCAAGGCAGTCTGTTGTATTCCTGCAGAACCTGCTGATGGATTTTGTCAGTATTAAATCTATCAGGCCCTTTTCACAGTCTGAAATCAGCGACATCAGACCTTTGCGGATCTCCTTCTTAGTACCGGTCACCCCTTCATCGAAATATACGCCTGCAAAATCCCACTCAGGGTTTGTTTTGATATATCTTTCATAATGTGAACGCTGCGTGTCAAGGCTCTCCATCTGCTCATCGCTGTCCGTGGATACCCTACAGTAAGCTGCAGTCCTTGTCTTATTATCCTGTGGCAAAGTCCTAAATTCGTCAATTTTTGTTATCTTTATCATCATCTCACCTCGCTTTCCGCAGGTACTATATTCGCTCTGAATTTCGATAATATCAAGTCATTTTCGGCATTATCTCTGATAAATAGGGAGAGAAAGTCTGGCGGTTTTTCTCTGTAATTTTGTTGAATACATCAACAGAAATATTCCCCATACTGAGCAGCTTTTCAAGCATCTGCTGGGCGACAAAATAGTCAAACTCATGCTGAAGTTCTTCTTCTGTAAAAATCTTTTCCATACTATCTGCTGTCAAATCTTCCGTTTTATCCTGCAAATCTATGTTTTGTGATTCCATCATTCCAATGTTCTGTTTTTCCATAATAAAATGCACCTCCATATCTACGGAGATTTATCCCCGCTTTTGATGAGGTGTTTTTGGAAATAAAACAAAAAAAGCCGCAGGCACTCACCCCATATTTGGGTTCAGTGCCTGCGGCATAATGCTTTACTTCAATAATTCATTTACTTTTTTCTGCACAGCGGAATAATCATATCCTGCAGCAGTGAGTTTCTGCTTTCGTTCATCACCATTGCCCCAATCACCACGGACAACTTCACGGGCGATGGCATCAACAGATTTCTTTGTGCCTGGCGCATCAGCCGGATATACCTTTTTCCCGTTCCCATCAAATACAGAATAGCCTTTGTTGGAATCGGCACATTTCTTAGCATTGGCAAGGACGCTGAACGCACCTTTCTGCGATCTGCTGTCTGCCCAGGTCTTGCGTACACGGTAAAGCTGCTTTTTATTGGATGCAGGCTTTGACTCTGATGTTGAACCGAGAGACTCCGTAACCTTTGCCGCCAGATCACCCAATCGGCTGTACAGCCAGTTACCCGGACAGGATTTATTTGCAAACCAGCGGTGGACGGTAAGGACCATCTCATCAGATTTTGGCGTATAGTTTAAGGTTTTGTTCCTGTCACCGAGCCACAGCAGTTTCTTTTTGCCGTTTCTTCTGCAGATATCTGTGCAGAGTTTAATAAGCGAATCATAAACTTTGCTGTTCATTGCATACGACTCTGTTTTATCACTGGCACATTCAATCGTGACGGCCCTCTGGTCGTTTGCATTGCTTGAAGAACACCACGAGCGGTTTTTCTCCTCCACGCACAAAGAAACCTTTCCATCCGTGCCGATACCGTAATTGCAGCTTGCCTGCCTTGACGGGCTTGTAAAGCATCCGCAGATACTCTCTGCAGAAAGCTGCCCCACAACGCAGTGGGGAGTAATCCTGTCAATACTGTGCGTTCTCTGTCCTGAGTGGTTCGGGCTGAGCCCGGTGTAAGATACCATAGAACTGTTTGTGTAAGCCATAATTATTTATCCTCGCTTTCTGAACGGTTGTGTAACTGCTCTAATACCGTTTTGATTTTTTCGGGAACAGGAAGCCCCAGGTACGCCGCATTCTCCAGAAGGCTCACGCCCTCATTGGAAATGTAGAAAAAGATAACCGCCGTCCTTAAAACGCAGCCTGTTCCGATGACCTGCACGTCAAGAATGTTTGCGATTCCCACAAGCAGGAAGATCAGCACTTTTTTGAAGATGCCTTTGAATCCAACTTCGCTTGACAGCCTGTGGTCGATTACCGCACACATAACGCCCGTGATATAGTCAATCGCTACAAATGCAATGAGCGCATACAGCAGTCCGTCACAGCCGCCAAGGAACCAGCCGAGCCACCCTCCGATGGCAGTAAAGATAAGTTGGATCGTGTTCCAGAATTCTTTCATGATGAATCCCTCCGTTTCTAAATTTTTGTATGATAAAAGGCCGCCCGCCAAATGGCGGACAGCCCTGTATCCAATGAAAATATTAAATTGTTTTTTGTTACTGCGTCCGTTTCCACATATAGCAGGTGATATACGGCTGCAGGTTGCTGTGGGCGTTCCCACTTCCTACGGCAGCAGTAGAGCCGGATATAGTATGCTCATGTGCGCCTGCACTGGCGGTCGCCTTGTTGGTCAGCGCCGTATATGTCGTGCTGTCAACAATTACTTTGTTGCTGGCATTATCCACACCCCATCCTGATTTTGTCAGGTTTAAATTATGCTTATGGGCTCCGCTGCTGTCTGCCGCAAGCGTCCCTTTTGCATGGCTGTGGCTTGGCATCTGTGCCGTGGTCAGCGTGACCGTGGATGCGCCGCCTGTCTTTTCCACCGTGCTGAAATTGTTATCCGAAGCGTTAACTCCCACAGGCACACGCCCCGAACCCCACGCCACCCATGTGCCGCCGAAATATACAGACGGATTGGTATTGGTAACGCTCATATAAATGCTGCCGACGGGGTACACGCTGCCCGCTATGGAAGTGATATAATCCTTCAGCAGCTTCCCATACACTTTTACATCCCAGTCCTCCGAAACCTCAAAGCAGTTATCTGTTTCCGACACTTTTCCGATTGCAAGGCCTTTCCCGCCGCATTTGAAATCCATCACCACCGCAGCCGTTGAAACAATGTCCTGCACGGAGACCGTGTTGAACTGGTCTGTGATGGTGTAGCGTATGTCATAGGAGTATTCCGTGGATATCTGCCCCCTGCCAAAAACAATAGGGTCGCCGGAGGAGAAGATCACGCCTGCATTTGTCCACTCGCTGTCTGCGGACCTTTTGTAATATATCGTCCTCGTGACACGGTTGTTGTTCCCGCATGGCGCACGGTTGTACAGGGCATTTCCGAGGATATATGTCCCGTCATCCTGTAAGTTCCCGCCGCTGTCACAACGCTGTGAGGTGTAGGTTTCAAAGTACGGCACAAAATACCGCTCCACCGTAATGGTGACTTTTGCAGCCGCTGAGACCCTGCCCCTGGAATCGGTCACGGTCGCCGTAAAAGTGATGTCGCCGTAACTGTTCAGGAAACCCGTGGTTAGGCTTGCGGCAGCACCGGCAAAGCCGCCTCCTGAAATGGAATAAGAAGCTATCGTAGAGCCATAGCTTCCTGCAGCACCGTTTACCGTCAGCTTTGCCTTTGATTTTGACTGCACATAAATTCCCCATGTTGACGGCACAGTCCCGTCAATACGCTCCGCCGTAAGGCTGCCGATTGTAGGCTTTACGCTTGCGGGGATGGTCAGCGTCATGGTGCAGGTCTTTGAACCGATACTCGTGCTGCCATTGTAGGTAGTGCAGGTTATGGTGCAGGTGCCTGTGGTGGATTTCGGTATCTGGTCTGCCAGTGTAAGCGGCGGGGTCCAGGAAACAGATGTGCTTGTAGTCTTTGCAGCAATCGTTCCCTTTGCACTGCCAAAAGTGTATGACAGCGTATGGGTAAAGGACGATGACGCCCTCGTTACCGTGATTGTGCCTGCCGTTCCGAGATTCACCGACTTCGCTGAAACAGAGGATGCCCTCGGAATAGTGTTCAGTGTTACGGTCGCACTCGCAGTTATCTGTTCATAATAAGTGCCACTGATAGTCGCCTGTATCTTAAACACGGCAGAGATTGTAATGCTCTTCGTACCGTCGCTGTTATGGGAAACGCTCTGGGATACCGTCCCAAGCGTATGTGTACCTGTCCCTGATATGGAAGATGAAGTAAATGATTTTGTAGTGCCGCCTATAGTGCAGCTATTTGTTCTGCTGCCGATCCCAAGGCTCCAGTCATTGATAAGGTACAGCTTGCAGGTGATGGTTGATGTGTTTGCGGACACATTCTGCGCCTGGCTCCAGTCCACCTTCAGCTTGTAATGCCCGCTCACGATTGAATTTGAAAAACTTCCGCTTGAAGCCATACGTTACCTCCTCCCGTTACACAGGTCCCCGCCATTTGATGGACAGGTTCCCGTTTGCCCTGGGGATAAAATCGAACCACCCGCAGCTTTCATTCCCCAGGGACAGCTTATTCCTTATCTCCGCATTGGTGATGACAAGACTCTGGTTGGAAATGTATGCAATTTTCTGTCCATTTTCCTTAAAGGCAAGGGACTCGCCCGAAAGCTCTGCCGTGAAAGCATTGCCCACCCTGCCAAGCTCGATCAGCGCGCCCTTGAAACGGATATATTCCTCCAGGAGCGACTGGTTATCTGCAACCGTGCCTTTTATCTCATCCGTGACCTGTGTGAAGTCAAAGCGTATCTCCGTGCTGTTCTGCGTGATGCTTGTTTCAAAGTCCTGCTGTATGGCTTCCAGCTCCGACCGTGAGATATATTCCTCACGCACAGACAAATTGATCTCCTCCGCCGTCTTTGATATTTCGGAATAGCATTCATGGATATTCTCTTTCAGTGAGTGCGTGGCATCCAGGGCGGTGGATGCGTCTTTCACCGCCGTGCTGATCTTTGATTCCTGTCCTAAGATATCTTCTTCCAAAGCAGAGATATTCTGCCCCTGCTTCACCGAAGCGGAAGTCAGCGTCACGCCGCTTGCGCCGATGGTTATGGTGTTGCCCGATGGATTGAGGTAATCCTTTGTTTTGCTTAAAACAAGATATCTTCCGTCAATGCCGTGCGGTGCAGATTTGCACTCCACATACTGCCGTGCATGGATATCGGGGATATCCGCACCTGCGTCCGACTCATCAACAATGGTCAGCTCCATGCTCGTAATGCCTTTTGTAAGTTCCGACAGCCGCTGGTTCGCTTTCTGCAGAAGATTTGATGACAGGTTTACATCTTCCCAGATCTCCGTTTTCCATATCCACCCGATCTCTTTTACCGCTGCTTCATCAAACACATAATTTTTTCCATCATTGACGGATTCGATTGTAACCCTTTTATCAGTTTCCGTTTCATTGCCTTCATCGTCTGTTTCCCTGATTTTCGCCCCAAGAGGGATGAGGGCCGTGGCACGTTCCGTATGGTCGGTGTTTATCTTCACATCGATGAGGTTCTTCCCAAACTCCACTGTCTGGAGCGAAGTCTCACTGAAATCCGCAAGGTAATCCAGCACTTTTCCGTCAGCGGTGTATCTCAAACGGAGATATCCTCCGTGGGTATTGATGAGCTTCTGCCGGATCGCATCCATCGTCACGGTATAATCGGTGCTGCTGTAGTGGACATAATCGTTATCATCGGTGACCGTCACATTCTCGACCGTGAATTTTTTCTTATCCTCCACGGTTTTGTTATGCTCTGAAATGAAATATTCCAGCAGCCCTCTCAGCGTACCGCTGTAATCATAGGGTGGCTGGATGGTGTCTTTCAGATAGGCGAGTGCCGACTCGCACGTCCAGGTGTGGGTGTTGTAAAAATCCGTGCCATTATCCAAAGCCCTGCCTTCAAACACCGTATCATCGCCACGTTTACAGACAATCACTGAGGACATCGGCTTGATGTCGGCAAGGTACGGGTGGTTAAATGGTGCGGAAAGGGTCAGGCTGTCAATGCTTTCTGCCTCCTCCTGCACCTGTGCTTTTGTGATGGCAAGGGACGATAACTGCGGATGGTAGAACAGGTTTCCATCCACATAAATACGGAATAACCTCATAGCCGTCCCTCCCTGTACCTGAACGTGACTGTGCCGCCAGTGGTGACCTCTATCTCATTTTCTCCCTGCCCAAGCTCCAGTTCGGGAAACGTCCATGTGCCGGCACTTACGGTTTTTATAAATCTGTCCGTTCCGACCTGCCATTTTAGAGTGGTTTCCTCTGTCACCGTTACCGTTGGGACTGCAGGCATAAAATCATTGGTGAGTACCGCCATACCATTTCCATTCTGTATGACCACGGTTTCCGTTGTATGGTAGCGGTAAGCGTCGCTGTCTGTACTGGAAATGGCAAGCTGCCCTTTATGGGTAAGCGGGTCATAGCCTGGCGTGATCTCCAAAGTGCCGACATAATAAAGAGCCGGCTCCTCACTCAAAATCACATCCACAAGCCGCCCAGCAAAACGGTTGACAATCTGCTCCGACATCTGATTGAACTTTTCCCTTGTGCCAAGCATGGAAAGAGAGATATCAAAAGACCTCGGCTGGTAGGATACCCTGCCAAGTGCCTCCGTGTATCTGATCGGGGAATTTCTCCCTGGTACCACAATCGTATTGCTCTGTGACTGCGGTGCCGGGAAATTGATACTTTTACGAAGCCAGCCAAGATTTAACATCGAAATATTATTCAGTTTTATATCAGGAATCATAGGCTGAGCCTCCTCTGCAGTTTCTGTGATTTTCCAAGCCCTCCGTCAATGTCGGGGAGCAGATGCCCGACAAGCGTCCCATCCTCAAGGTAGATGCCCTTGCTGCTGTTGTCTGCAATGATGGCGAGGTATTTCTCCATAGCCGTCATGTTAAGACGTGCAGACAGGATATTTTCAAGCTGGTCATAAAAGCCTTTCAGCGGCAGGATTGCCTCTTTTCCCGCTTCGCCGCCTGCCATAAGGCTTGAGCCATTCATGCCGAACACAGTCGGCTTTGCCATGATGCCGCCCTCTTTGTACCAGTCGATGGACAGGTGGGGGACACTCGGCGGTGAAATGGACAGCTTGCCGCTCACCCGAAAGTGCGGCAGCTTGATATGCGGCAGGGAAAGTTTCATGCCTGAGAAAAATCCCTTAATGGAATCCACGATGGATTTCACCTTGTTTTTTGCCGCTTCAATCGGCGATATGATCGCATTCTTTATTCCATTCCACACGCTTGTGGCTGTGGATTTTATACCGTTAAACACGGAAGATATCGTGCTTTTTACAGCATTGAAAACACTTGAAACCTTGCTTTTTATTCCGTCAACCACACCGCCTATCGTGGACTTGATGCCGTTCCAGACAGAGGAAGCTACAGACTTTATCGCATTAAATACGGTTGTCACTACGGCCTTTATGGAATTCACCACCGTGCTGACTTTTGTTTTGATTGCATTCCAGACAGTGCTAAACACAGTCTTAATGGCATTCATCACCGTGGATATCACAGAGGATACGGCATTGATAACGGTCGTTACAACACTCTTGATCCTGTTCCAGACACTGATGACGGTTTCTTTGCAGTTCTCCCAGATAAAGCGGAACGGCAGGGTGATGATGTCAAATGCTGCTTCCAAAACAGAACCGATAAACATCACTGCCGTCTGGACTGTATTTTTAATGCCCTCCCAGACGCCTGTGAAGAATGAAACGATACCGTTCCAGATACCCTCGAAAAAGGTCTTGATATTCGTCCACACTTCCGTCCAGCTTGTGCCGAACCAGCCGAGGACAACATCCGCCACGCCTTTCAGCACATTCAGGATATTGGTAAAGAAAGACACAATGCCGCTCCAGACGGACGAGAATATCTCCTTGATGCCATTCCACATCTGCGACCAGTTGCCTGTGAACAGACCAATAAATACGTCAAGTATTCCTGTGATTACTCCCGTAACTGTAGATAGGATATCTGCGATATGGTTGAACACGCCTTCAAAAACAGGGGCAAGAAACTGGCACAGACCGTCCCACACAGTTTTTATTACATCGGTGATATCCTGAAAGCTGAAACCGAGGGCATTTAATCGGTCAACAATGCCCTTGCAGAACTCTGATATGGTCTCCTTTATCCGGTTCCATGTGCCGATAATGGCTTCACGGAATCCCTCGTTTGTGTTCCACAGATGCACAAAGGCAGCGGCCAGCGTACCGACCACTGCCACCACCGCCACAACGGGAGCGGATATGCTGCCGATAGCCGCTCCCAGCTTACCCATCAGTCCGCTCATGCCGCCGACCTTTGCCGACAGCGTCATAATGCCCTGGGCGAGTGATGAGAACGCTTTCATTGCCATGCCGACCTTTGAAATAGTCGTGCCGATAATAATAAGCAAAGGTCCTATGGCGGCGACAAGCAGGGCTATTTTTACAATCGTCTGCTTTGTACCCTCATCCATGCCGTTCAGCCTGTCAATAAATGCCTGGACATGGGATACGATGCTCTGGATTGCAGGCATCAGGATCTCACCAAAAGCAATGGCTAATTCCTGTAACTGCGACTTTAAAATTGTAAGCTGCCCCGCAAGATTATCCTGCATGGTGTCAGCCATTTTTGCGGAAGCACCGTCACAGTTGTCTATCGCCCCGCTTAACTTTTCAATGTCGGCAGGGGCGGCATTCATAAGGGCAAGGAAACCGCTCATTGCATTTTTGCCGACAAGGGACTCTGCAGCATTTGCTTTTTCTGATTCAGATAACTGGCTGAAAGCCCTGCGGCAGTCTGCAAGGATATCCGACAGGCCACGCATGGAACCGTCTGCATTGGTAGTGGCGATTGTCACATCACCAAGAGCCGCACCGCTGAGTTTGATATCCCCGGTAAGGTTATTCATGATGGAACGCAAAGAAGTACCTGCCTGCGAGGACTTGATTCCTGCGTTTGCCATCAGGCCGATAGCCTCTGCGCTATCTTCTGCAGAGAAGCCAAGCGCACCCGCAATCGGCGCACAGTATTTGAAGGTCTCTCCCATCATACCGACGTTCGTGTTGGCATTCGAGCTTGCCGCCGCTAAAATATCTGCAAAATGTCCGCTGTCTTTTGCGGTCAAACCAAAAGCTGTGAGAGCGTCCGTTACAATGTCGGAGGTAGTTGCCAGATCCTCACCCGATGCCGCCGCAAGGTTCATGATACCGTCAATGCCCGAAAGCATATCCTCTGTTTTCCAGCCTGCCATAGCCATAAAATTCATGGCTTCAGCGGCTTCGGATGCAGAATATTTCGTCTTAGCGCCCATCTCACGGGCTTTGTCACGGAGGGCTTCTAAATCCTTTCCCGTTGCACCGCTGACAGCCGCCACTTTGCTCATAGAAGTGTCAAAATCAGCGGCAGTCTTAACGGCGGCAGTCCCAAGACCGCCAATGACGGTGGTAACACCCATCATCTTTTTTCCCGCACCCGCTATGGTGTTGCCTGCGTTTTCTAACTTTCCCCCCACCTCGCTGATTTTTGCAAGGGTTGTATTTGTCCTTGCCGCTTCCTCCTGCAGACGGCGCAGCTCCTGTTCGGTTTCCACAATCTCCCTCTGCAGGGCGTCATATTTATCCTGTCCGAGCGTGCCGTTTTCAAGCTGCTGCTTTGCCTGTATCTGTGCGGCTTTCAGCGTTTCCAGCTTATCCTTTGTCGCACCGATGGCATCCTTTAGAAGCCTCTGTTTCTGCGACAGGAGTTCCGTATTGCTTGGGTCAAGTTTCAGCAGCTTGTTTACATCACGGAGGGAAGTCTGTGTGGTTCGCAAAGTGGACTGTACGCCTTTTAAGGCTTTATCCAAACCTGTGGTATCGCCGCCGATTTCTACTGTGATTCCCTTGATTCTGTTAGCCACCCAGATACCTCCCCTCTGTAAAAATGGGCATGAAAAAAGAGCCGATTTCTCGACTCTTAATAATTATTTTATTTAGTTTATTGTCCTACAAATTGGAATTTACCTATTCATCTTCATCAATTCAAGCGTTTTTTCAAATGAAATACATTCAGCGTATCTTCCATTCCACATGAACTCATTATAATATCTATAAGACTTTTCCGCTGTCATATACGCATTATCAAACGTACTGTTTGTATTTGCTGGAACAATCATTTTAAGCCCATGTTCAAAACCACATTTCACTGTTGCATCTATGCAGTAATCTGTTTGCAGCCCTACAATAATAATTGTATCTTCGTCTTTTTCATGCAGGTACTCCAACAACCCTGTATCTCGAAAAGCACTGTTTACATTTTTATCAAAAACACGCTCATTTGGCATTGGCTGAAATTCTTCGTATATTTCATAGCCCAATGCGCCTTTTGTTAATTTCTGTCCAACACCATCATCATGCCTGACATAAATAACTTCTATATTATTATTGCGCGCCTCTTTGATTAGTGTTTTAATACGATATACAAAAGTCTCAAATTCATATAAGTCATTATTCATAATTAAATTTTGAGTATCAACAATCAACAATATCATTCTATTATCTCCCAAACTCGGAATTCATCCGTGAAATTTCTTTGAAAAATACAAAACCAAATCGTCATCATTTTTGCATTCCTCATAGGGCTTGCATATTTTGTCCTGATACCAAACGCCAGAACCGTCTGGTATATAACCACGCTTTACATACATCCGCTGAGCACTTCCATAGCCGCTATGAAGCCCAACACCCAGGTACACTATGTCCGCATATGTAGCGGCAATTTTTTCAGCTATATCCATTAAAACTGTACCAATACCCCGGTTCCGATATTTTTCTAAAACACCAAAATCAACGATTTCCGGGTAGCCTTTTTCTCCAAATGCTCCCCATGCACTATTGGGATAAATATTTATATAGCCAACTGGTTTTCCAGAATATTCTGCAACCAATGAAATTGCCTTCCCTGATTGTTGATCTTCCAATCTTTTTTGATATTTCTCAATGGTTGCATCCCATCCCTGTTCGATTTCAGCATCCGTAATTGCCTGTGCATCTCCGCACTCCATATTACGAATAGTTATTTGTCCGTTTGAAAAATAAACCATATATATGCATCTCCAAATACCGATTTGTATTTTACAAGTATACCATACCGAAGTGAAAAAGTGGTGAACAATATCTAAAATTTATCGAAGTCCTCCTGCGTAGCTTTCTTTTTGTATTTCACATCATCATTGGCTTTTTCTGTCCAGATATCGAGAACAAGCCCGATGGTCAGCAGGTCAAGGTCAGCTATGGAGATGCCAATCTCCACACACCGCAGGAGGAACAGCGGCGTTGTCATTTCCCGCTCACTTGGGCGAAGTTTTTTTTAGCCTCCACTTCCGTCACCATGTTCTCACCCCACAGCCTGAGGATTTCAGGCAGTATCTCATAAATAGAGAACATATCGAACTGGTCAAGCCAGTCCTCAATGGTCGGCGGGATATTGTTATCGGCGTGGTAAGCCATAATGTATGCCACGTTCTCGAATATCTCCAAATCCTCAATCTGGAACTCATCACCGTCTTCGGTCTTGCCTTTATAGGACTTCTCCAGCTTGGATAAATCCTTGAAAATGTCACGTTTGAATTTTGCACGGTATAATCTTGGAATGGTAGCTGAAGAACGGAACGGCACTTTCTTACCGCAGATTTCTATTTCTTTTTTTAGCATTTAGACTCCCTCCTCTGACACAGTTGCAGGGCTTACATACACATTTTTATACCAGTCGTCATAAGCCGCATTATCCGTGGTATCGCCCGTCCTTGCCTTGACAAGCCCGTCACTGCGTGGGTCAGCCGTAATGGACAGCGTTTCCGTGCCGGGCTCAATAGTATCCTCTTTTGTCTCTGATTCGATAGACGGACGGGATGCCGAGCAGTTATACAGCACATGGCGGATCGCATTGACATCCCCGTCAAACTCAAAGAGCAGGGCAAACTTCACGCTTTCGCCCACGCCGCTGTTTTCCACAAGCACGCCCTTATCATCTAGCGTTTCCTGCAAAATCTCCGTTCGGAACCATTCAGGGATAAGAGCAATCTCCAGATCGCCGCTGTAGCCGTTGTTGGTGACGGAACGGAAATATACAATGCCGTCCGCATAGAAAGGGGAAGATTCACCCTCTGCATCAAGGCTGATGCTGACCGCACCGGGGATGGCTTTCGGCTTTTCATAGGTAAAAGATACCACGCCATCCGTGACCGCTTCCGTCATCTTGGCAGCGTGGACATTTTTCAGATTATATTTGACTTTGTTTCCCATAAAAATTTACCTCCTGTTAATGTTGGGAGTTTGCCAAAGGCAAACTCAGATGGCGACAAAACAAACTTCGGTTTATTCAGGCTTTGCGTCGCCATTACCTCCGATTTCAAACTGGTAAAGGACTTCATACAGCTTTTCCGATTCAATCCACACTTCGGATTTCTCATAAAAAATGCCATGCCCATCAAGCACAGCCTCCACTTTCTGCTCCGCCGATAAGTCCTTACAGTCGGTGTACAGTTCAATATTTACTTCGCTTGCCTTAAAATACACCCTGCCGTCTGCAGAGAAATTGTCACTGCCCGGTAACAGGTAGCAGATGAACGGCGGGTCTGCCGCCTCGCCCTCCGCAAAATGGTCGTAAGCGAAAGGCAGGTGTATTTCCTCAAGCATCTGAATGATCTCATCCATTTCTAAGACTCCTCTCAATCTCTGCCTCCAGCTGCCGGATGCCCGTTTCCTCCGCAGGGGCAATGTGACTTTTTCCTGCAACCCTGCCGCCGTTCCGCTTGGCATGGCCGTGTTCCAGAAGGTGGGCAAGCTGATAGCGGTTTTTGGAATATACGGTAACTTCCAGCAAGTGGGAATTTTCCTTCGTATTCTTCACTGCCCAGCTTTTTGCATAAGCGCCCGTATCTTTCGGGGCATTTGCCCCGATCTCCTTTTTTACAGTGTTTCCCGCCTTGCGTACGGCTTTCTTTATGCCCTCTGCGGAAACATCCGCATAATCGTTCAGGCACTCCATCACGGTATCCGCCAGTGCGTCTATGGAAATCCTCCTGCCCATATCACCGCCTCACTTTCTGGCATTTCAGCTTGACCGATCTCTTTTTGAAATTCTTATGGTCAATGCCGAGGATATTATAAATCTCACCGTCATACAGTACACGGTAGCCTGTGGAATTAACAGCAGAAACAGCTTTGCAGTAACGGACGGTAAAATCAATCTTTGAATTGTCCACAACCGTCCCTGCATCTGTGTTTTCACTTGGCGACTCACCGCTGGCGGTGGCATAGCAGGAGTAATAATCCGTCCATTCGTTTTTGTGGTTTCCTATCTTATCCACCGTCACCGTATTTTTCTGCACCATTATCCTCACATTCAAAAGCGCAATATCCATCAGAACTTACTCCTCCTGACTCCCTCAAGCAGGGAACGCAGGGACAGGGTAAGGGCATGGTGGTCTGCGTCCTCCCGATGTTCGTAAAGATATGCCACCGCATACATCACGGCAATCTTCGCTGTCTGCGTTTCAGAGAATTCCTCTGCAGAAAGCCTTGCGATATCCGCACACAGGCTTTCTGCAGAGTGCAGGGCGTTTGTAATGAAACTGTCATCGTCCTCAAAATCCACACGCAGGTACTGTTTCATCTCTTCCAAAGACACAACCATATATCCCACCACCTCACAGTGTTATTTGAAAAAAATTATGCTTTCGCCGCTTTTGCAACCGCCTTTATCTTTAAAATCTGCACCGCTTCAGAAAGCACCAGCTTGCCGTCCACACGCTCTTTTGCCACAAAGCCAATCATGCCGTTGCCTGCAAACAATTCTGTGAGCTGTTTGAAGGAACGTGTCCCTCTGTCTCCGATGTTGTAATATTTATAGTCACCAAAAGCAATCGCGTCCGTCGGCGCGTAAGGGGAAGTGTAAACCTCATAGCCAAGCAGTCTGTCCGGCTCTCCCTGGGTGAGTGCAGGCTGCCACATATATGCACCGTTGTTATCCTTGAACGTGCGGATCTGTGCCACCGTCTTATCGTTCATGATGAACCTTGCATTCTTTCGGTAAGGACGCTTGAGGGCATAAACAAGGCTGATAACATCATCTGCCGACAGAGCCTCCACTGTATCTGCAACCATCCCGCCGCCTTTCGCCGCAAACAGTCCCAAAGGCTGCCCTGTGCCTGTGCCGTTAAGGAAAGCGTCCTCCTCGGCATTGGAGAGTGCCCTGCCAAATTGTGCAATGATATAGCTTTCCAGACCGAAAGCATTATCATAGAGCAGTTCCTCGGTTACCTTGATTGCCACATGGAGCTTGTGTGCGTCAAGCAAAATCTGGTCAAAAGTTGCATCCCCAAAAGTCAGAGCACCGCCTTCCTCAATCCATGCAGCCGCAGGCTTGGTCGCCGCAATATTGATTTTATGGTCACCGCTTGTAGTGATTTTCGTACCCAGCTTACGCATGATGTTTTCTTCCTCAAGCACATCGATCAGGCGGCTGTCGTATTCCTCCGGCACGAGGTAACCGCCGTCCGCATCCACGCCTTCCTGCAGGACATTGGACACCTGCTTGAAATTGCTGCGGAGCGCCGCCAGCATACCTTCACGGTATTCATCGGAAGCCCTGCCTGTCTTAGCCTTTTCACTGCCGTCGGTCTGCTGCGGGTTTGTCAGGATAGGCGTGTTGACAGGCTTGTTAAGCTCGTTTTCCATCGCTTCCATCTGCTCCATGCGCTCAATCTCTGCACTGTAGTCCTTAATTTTCTGCTCCATTTTTGCATAGGCTTCAGCATCTTCTTTTGAGAGCAGGCCGTCCTTGTCACGTTTGCTCTCGACAAAAGCCTTTGCACCCTGCCACGCCTTGTTTCTTGCTTCCCTTAATTCCTGAATCGTCATAATAAAATTACCTCCAGTTTTTGATTAAATCCAGCCGTTCCATCAGGGAGCAGGCTGTGGTTCCCGGTTCCTGTTTTTGAATCCTGCATTTCTTTGCCAGCTTATCCATAAGCGAATTTGTCACTGCGGCACGGGAATACATCATACTTACTGTCGGAACCGCCATATCCTCTGCTGTATTTCTCCGCATGATCCCATCTGCAAATCCATACTCGACAGCAGAGTTTGCGTCCATCCATGTTTCAGCGTCCATCAGCTTTGACAGCTTTTTACGGTCAAGCCCTGTTTTAATTTCATAGGCATTGATGATGCTTTCCTTGACCTCGTCAAGCATTGCGATGGCTTTCTGCATTTCTGCTGAATCGCCCCAGGCAATGGTAGCAGGGTTATGGATCATCATCATGGAAACGGGGGACACAAGCACGGTATCTCCCGCCATTGCAATAACAGAGGCAGCACTCGCCGCTATGCCGTCAATCTTTACAGTGACTTTTCCGGAATAATTTGAGAGCATATTGTAAATCTGTGCCGCTGCCACGCAGTCACCGCCAGGACTGTTTATCCAGACGGTGATGTCACCGCTCCCGGCATTCAGTTCCTCTTTGAAAAGCTGCGGCGTAACATCATCGTCAAACCAGCTCTCCTCGGCAATCGTGCCGTTCAGCTCAAGCACCCTCTCCGTGGTTTCCACGTCTGTTCCGCTGTCCTGAACCACCTGGTTCTTCCAGTTCCAGAACTTCTTCATTTTGTTTTTCCTCCTTCCCATAAACCGCCCCAGACATTGAGAGCGGCATCATATTTCCGTTGATAAGGTACAAGTCGCCACCGTCCTCCCCAGGGATGCGGTCGAGGTTTTCAAGCTCACGGATGTCATTCGCTGACATCCAGCCATTCTGCCTTGCCGTGGCATAGCCCTGCATACGGCTCTGATAATCCCCTCGGAGCAGTCCGTCAACATTGAACTTTATAAAATACTTTGATTTATCATCCTGCGGAATCAGCGACCTCTGCATGGCCTGTTCCCAGCGGACGAGCCACGGCTCAAGCGTGTATTTTACAAACTCAAGCGACTGCTGCTCAATATTAGAAAAGCTCGACTTCTCAAGGTCGCCCACCATATGTGGCGGCACCCTGAAAATACGGGCTATTTCATTGATTTGAAATTTCCTTGTTTCTAAAAACTGTGCTTCGTTAGGACTTATGGAAATCGGAGTGTACTTCATACCCTCCTCTAAAACTGCGATTTTGTGGGCATTGGAACTTCCGCCGAACCCTGCGTTCCAGCTTTCACGCACTTTATCAGGCTCTTTCACCGTCCCTGGATATTCCAGTATGCCGCTTGGAGTGGCTCCGTTTGCATAAAATTTACTGCCGTATTCTTCGGCGGCAATGGCAAGACCGATGGCGTTTTTCGCCATAGCGATAGGGGAATAGCCGACCAGCCCATCAAAGCCAAGTCCGGGGATATGCAGCACATCATAAGGTGAGAGCCTTACCGTGCCGCCTTTCAGCGTTTTTGCATCGTCACTGCTGACCATATATTCATAATACAGCTGTCCTTTTTCATCACGGTTTACTGTCATTCGGTCAGGCATCAGCGGATACAGCCCCACAACCTCACCCTTGCCGTTGCGGATAATCTGCGAATAGGCATTGCCCCAAAGCAGCAGATGCGTCATAAGCGTTTCACGGAACACGAAGGAAGTCATCTCCGTGTTAGGCTCATCATGCAGTAAAAAATACAGCGGATTTTCAACCACTTTTTCCCTGCTGCTTTTGTCGGTATATTGGTAGAGGTGCAGCGGCAGTCCTGCCACCGCCTCAGACAATATCCTTACGCAGGAATACACCGCCGTCATCTGCATGGCGGAGCGTTCATTGACACGCTTGCCCGATGTTGAACTGCCCATGAAAAAACGGTAGGCAGAGCCGCTTGTGCTGTTCCTGGGTGCGTCCCTTGAACGAAACAGACCGCTTAAAAATCCCATATCTTCTCACCATCCTTTACAAAAATAAAATCCCTCTGTGGTCATACACGCTCTCAGTTACAACATTTCCGCACCGTATCGCACGGTCAAGCCCCATAATAGTGGCAACAGCCCCGTCAATCTTTTCTGTGGATTTTTCCTTATCCGCCTTGATATTGCCTGCAGGGTCAGTCCTGATGAAGATATTGTCCATCATCCACCGCAGGACAGGGTGGCCGCCGTGTGCAATTTTCTGTTCAAGCACCAGCTTCATCAATTCCTTTGTAGGAGGACTCATATCTTTAAATCCCTGACCGAAAGGAACAACAGTAAAGCCCATATTTTCGAGATTCTGTACCATCTGCACAGCGCCCCAGCGGTCGAAGGCGATCTCACGGATATTGAAACGCTCTCCGAGCCGTTCAATAAATTTTTCAATATAGCCGTAATGCACCACATTTCCCTCTGTGGTCTGCAAAAATCCCTGCCGCTCCCAGACATCATAAGGCACATGGTCACGGCGGACACGCAGCTCAAGTGTGTCTTCGGGTATCCAGAAATACGGCAGCACCATATATTTATCATCTTCCTCCAAAGGCGGAAACACCAGAACAAAAGCCGTGATATCAGTAGTAGAGGATAAGTCAAGACCGCCGTAACACACACGCCCCTCCAGGTCATCTTCCCGGACTGGGAACGCACAGCCGTCCCATTTGTCCATCGGCATCCATCGGACAGCCTGTTTCACCCACTGGTTCAGACGGAGCTGCCTGAATGAATTTTCCTCTCCTGGATTCTGCTTTGCCGATTCACAGGCTGCTTTTACTTTGTCAATACCGACCGTAATACCGAGGGATGGATTTGCTTTCTTCCACACCTTTGGGTCTGTCCAGTCGTCCGCTTCGTCCGCACCATAGATCACAGGATAAAAAGTCGGGTCAATCTTCCTGCCCTCCAAAATATCCTTTGCCTTCTGGTGTGTCTCATAGCAGATGCTGTTGGTATCTGTTCCGGCTGTTGTGATGAGAAAATATAACGGCTGCATCCTGGCATCGCCTGAACCTTTAGTCATGACATCAAACAACTTACGGTTCGGCTGGGTATGAAGCTCATCAAACACAACACCGTGGATGTTGAAGCCGTGTTTGGAATAAGCCTCTGCCGAAAGCACCTGGTAAAAAGAGTTTGTCGGCAGATACACGATCCTTTTCTGCGAAGCGAGGATTTTGACACGCTTATTTAAGGCAGGACACATCCGCACCATATCCGCCGCCACATCAAAAACAATGGTTGCCTGCTGGCGGTCGGCGGCACAGCCGTAAACCTCGGCACGTTCCTCACCATCCCCACAGCAGAGCAAAAGGGCAACTGCTGCAGCAAGCTCCGATTTTCCCATTTTCTTCGGTATCTCCACATATGCCGTATTAAACTGCCGGTAGCCGTCTGGTTTCAGCGTACCGAATAAATCCCTGATGATCTGCTCCTGCCAGTCAATCAGTTCAAAAGGCTTTCCCGCCCATGTGCCTTTTGTGTGGCAGAGGCTTTCTATGAACATCACGGCAAAGTCAGCGGCATCGGAATCATAGCGGCTGTCCTTTGCCCTGAATTTTGTCGGCCTGTATTTTTTCAATTTTTGCAAACTCCCACCTCCGTCCGGGCATAAAAAACAGCCTGCCAGTGGCAGGCCGAAATCTGTCTGTACAAGATACAGAGCCTTGCGGCTCCGCACCCTGGAATATTTTTTCTTATTTTGCAACCTGCTCCATGCACCATGCAATGGCGTGGCCGTTGTCAGTAAATGTCTGCTCTGCACTGCCGATGTGGTCCAGGCGGCATTCGATATCGCCAAGCCCTGTCTCCTCCAGCGTTTCCACAAACTCGTAAATGTCGGCTGTAAACCCGCCCTTGTAACAGGCGTCCGTAACCAGGACGTAGTCCCCAAATTTCAATACGCTGCCGTAAGTAGTGCTGACCCTCATCTGCAGTTTTTCAATCGTTGTAAATTCTTTCATTGCTGTTTCCTCCGTTCTCGGTATTTTCCCATGCCTTTATCCGATGCTGAAAAGGTAACCGTGTGCCTTTTCATATTCATCTGAGCCGAATGCCTTATGCGGGCTGTTGATCTCCACCAGCCCCTCCAGCCTGCAGCCGTTCTGCGTGAAAAGCCATGCAGTGTCAACCGCACCGCTCCAGCTGGAGGAAAAGGTGAAATGGGTTATGCCATTCTCTCGGAGGGCGGCAACCATGCCGGCCACATCCTTATCCCAGACCACTTCGTTGAAGTCGATGTATTCGTTCCCGCAGTCACGCGCTTCTTCATAAAGGCGGTAAATCCGGATGCTACTTTCACCTGCCGTGCTGATGCCGTCCATCAGTAAATTGTAAGCGTCCCTTGCGGCCTGCATCCCTGCTTCGTCCTCTGCGGCCTTTGCCGCATTGTACTGCTTTTTCAGTTCCTGCACCTGCGTGTATGTTTCTGCAAAAATATTATTTTTCATGGTGTGTGCCTCCGTTTTTTGTTTTTTCCCTTTCGGTAGTACACATATTACCGTCAGCCGGGAGATATAGCAATACGATCACTACACAATCATCCTGCCTTAAATTTGTGTACTTTACGGCTGCATGGAACGGTGTATCGTTTCCAGAATCTGCTCCTGCTCGTCGGCTTTTACGCCAATGCTCTCAAGCGCCTCACGGGTTCCGCAATCCGGGCATAAAAGGGTTTTGTTGTCTGCCCTCGAAAGGGCAGGCGCGTCGCTGTATATCTTCCCGCAGCGCGGGCAGGTCTTAATCCTTATCTCATTATGCTTCATGGCAGTTCCTCCTGCTGTTCTCCACAGCTTTCAATAAAACCTCTTCATCAAATCCAAAATCACGGTACCCCTCAAGACAGGTGCGGACATAATAGCCGCTCGGCACACCGTGCGGTCTGTCCTCATGCATGATGTAGACATAAACTCTGCGGTTTCGGATTTTCCCTGTCCGTATTCCTTTGATTGGCAGTTTCATCTCTGCCTTGTAATAAAATGCAGGAAATCCCTCATAGCGGTCGAGGGTCTCTTCATCCTCCGCCGTGGTCTCCCACACGGCAACAGGAACGCTTTCACCCGTCTTTGGTTCAACGGTAAGGTAAGAACCTGTCTTGCTGCCCTTGAAAAGCAGTTCATAATCTGGAATTTCCGATGTACCGATGATCCTTGCCGACGGGCATCTCATTTTCATCTGCCTGATGTTCAGGTTACTCCCGTAAGCGATATAATATCTTTTTTCCATAATGGTATCCATCCTTTCCGAAGGGTGCGGGTCGCCAGTGGCGACCTCTGCCGAAGGCAGAAGCACCGACCGAGCCGGGAGGCAAGACTCACCCTTCTACCACCTTAAGACCGCCGCAGCGGTCGGAAAGATGGCAGGAGGCTAACTCCTGCGGTCCCTTCAAGCGGCCCTGCCGTTTCTGAAAGCGGTGTCGCCTGCAAGCCTTTTTGTTAAGATCTCCCTTGCCGTTTTGAACTCGTCGCCGATAAATCCAAGTCTTAAGAGCCATGTCCTCATTGCGTATTTCGGATTCTCCTTCTGCTGTTCCTTCGGTGATGCTGTCCTCACTTCCTTTGCCATCTGGCTGAGTGCAAGGCAGAGCTGGATATAGGCTTTTAATTGCCCTGCGTGGAGACCGTTTTTCTTGCCGTCCGCAGGTGCGTCGAATTGGAATAACCTGAATTCGATTGTCCCATGTGTAAAGGTAGCATGGTAGTTGAGCATATGGTATCTGCTGTCATTGTAGTGGTGCGTCCTGCCGTAGTTTGCCCCGTTGGAGGTGTACCAGATGTCCGCAAGCTGCGCCATTGTCTTTGGCTTTTTCTTGTTGAGCTGCTCTAAAAATCTTGGATCGACCGTCCTGCAGTAGCGGTTCATCCTGCCCCTGTCGAGGTTCAGGGCATCCGCTAAAAGGCTTTCGTGGCCCGCCATAATATTTGCAAGGTTCCTGAGCGTCTGCGGTGTGTGTCCGTTTGCACCGACGTGGCAGTGGATTCCGCAGCCCCTCGTGGCATCACTCTTTGCGCCTGCGTGTCTGAGCTGCCTGATCAGTTCCTGCAGAAGCTCCATGTCTGCGTAGGTGAGTATCGGCGTCACCAGTTCGCACTTTTCGCTGTCCGGCCCCGCAATGCTAACATCCTTCTGGAATTTCCACTCCCTGCCGTCTGCGTCCCAGGCTGACCAGGTGCTGTAGCCGTTCCTGGCCGCCGTGTTTTCATATCTTCCTGTGCCGAAGAACTTAGCCGCAATCTTCGCCGCCTTATCCCTTGCAATGTTATTCATCTCAACCTCGACCCCGATGGTCTGCTTTTTCATTTCCTCAACCTGTCTTAAAACCTTATCGTTCATGGTGTGTACCTCCGCTTTTTCTTTGTTTTCCCTTTCGGTGTACACATATTAGCGTCTGTCCCCGGATATAGCAATACGATTACTACACAATCATTCCTGCAATATCTTGTGTATATTTGTGACGGATACACCTAAATCCTGCGTATTTCATCTTCTCCAAAAATTACATGGAGATGGCTGCCATTATCCCACTCAACCATGACCGAAGCCGTGTCATCAACGCCTGTTACGGTCCCTTTCGTACCAATCGGAGGAGCCTGGCAGTCGTCCATTTTCAGAAGCTCCACCCTCGTGCCGGCAGGATACTTTTTACGCACCTGCTCCACGATTTCCTTACTTGGAAATTTCATCTGTGTCATCCTCCTTTTTTGCGCCGCTTTTAAATGCACTGCTGCCTTTCAGGTTTTTCAGCAGGATTTTTCTGTCCGCCTTGTATTCCTCCCCGATAAACCCCAGGCGGAGCAGGAAACACCGGAAAGCGTATTTTTCATTGTCCACAGCTTTTTCCGTTGCCGTGATGCGTTTCTGCTCCCTGCTCATTCTGCAGAGGGCAGATATAAAATTCGTGCAGGCCCTTGCCGTACCGCTGTCCGTTTCTGAAAACCAGGGAAAGGAAATCTGCTCCCCGTCAATTTCAACTGGCAGTTCATCGATACCGAATGCCTTTTTGATTAGGCTGCCCTTTGCTTCAAGCAGTTTCTTAAGGTTATCAATATTCGCTGATCCAAGCGGAACCGCCACCGTAAGCCCCACATTTTCGCCCTGTGGGGCAGTATCCGTTTCCGCCGTATCATTTGCCGCCGTTTCTTTCGGTGCGTCTGTGGCGGCTTCCTGCCCCTCTCCGACAAAGCCCCTTTCTGCAAGCCGCCCTAACAGATTTTCAATCTCCCTACTGTCAGCCCTGTCATCAAACTCCACCATGCCATTTTTATCAATGCGGAAATAATCCACCTCATAAGCCGCCGTCGGCATTCCGAGATATTTCGGCTGGGCTTCCAAAATCTCACCCATCGCTGTGACGAGCGCCTTGCGGCCTGCCCCTGTTACATGAAACTCAATCCTCATCGTGAGTACCTCCTTCGTTTAAAGTCTGCCTGGCTTTTGGTACTTACATATATCCCTCTAAACCGCAGAAATAGCAAGTGTTATTACAGAAAAAATGTCACAATAAAAAGTCAGGGAACTGTGAGTAGTACACAATCCCGGAAAGCACAAAATATGCGTTCCCTAAAAAAATACCGTTGCCCCACATTTTATACTCGGCACTGTCGGAATGCGGGTTTTTCAGCCATTTGATAATCTGCTTATCGGTCTTTGGCTTTGAGGAAGTCCCCATAATTTTGCGATGAGTTTCAAAAACCTCCCTCCAGAATTCCAAATCTTCATCCGTGGGATTTTCTGTTCCCAGATCCGCACACCACCAGTCGGGGAAGCCCTGCAGCCTTGCACATTCGGTCGGAGTTAATCTGCGGACAATATAATGCGGTTCGGTGGTCTGCTCCTTTGCCACGCAGGGCGGGTCTTTATAATCGGTAGCCACCAGCGTGTTTGCCAGTTCTTTTTCTGCGATAGTGTGATGGGAATTTTTGCTTGTGCAGTAAACAGGATGCGCTACGGCATTTGCTCCTCTTGCAATGATAGGAAGCTCAACCTCCTCATCAACCGTTATGCCGAACCGGGCGTTTTTACCCTGATTAAAAGCGGCACGGTCAATTCCATAAGCTACCACATGGTGATCCGTGGCATTCAAAGTGAAAGAAACATCTTCGTTTATGCCGCTGCCCTGGGGACCATTTTTATCTTTTCTTCCAATCATGGAACCCTGCAGGGCAACAACCGCCATCCCGCCCTGATTTTTTGCCGGTGACTGGTTACTTGTATCAATCGTTCTCACCGTCTCAGCTTCATAAAATCCGCTGTACGGATTATCCGATTTCATGGAATTGCTGTCTTTGGAACATATCCCATAAACAACTGCCACGCCGCCCTGGTTGGAATCGGGAGCATTTCCGCCTGTGTCAATCGTCCTTGCCGTTTCCGTTTCATAACAGTTCTGACGGGCGTTCTTCGTTCCCTCGGAAGTAAAACGCACATCATAGCATTTAGGCTTTTCCATAACAAGCGGAATGTTCCCGCCACCCGTACCCATGCGTGAAGTCAGAGTCTGGCACATATTATCTCCAGACAGCCTCACCCGGCTGTCGGCAGGATGGTTTTCCAAAGCTACCGCCGCAGGGACAGTGCCGGCTCTTAAGGTCGGTGCGGTTTCTTCTTCATAACCGATACCCCTCGCTTTCGCCGAATGTTCCGTGCAGAAGCCTGCCGATTCCATAACACAGGGCGGATGATGGGATTCTGCTCTCAATGTGCAGGTCACATCTTCCGTTACATCCATTCTGTTTCCACCCTGGTCGTTCAGACACAGCCTGCCTGCCGTTCCAGCGCCTTCTTTAAGATTAGCGGCAGCTCCTTGCCACGACTTGAAGCCCTGCGGAGTATACCCAGACACGCCTTCTGACTCAAATAATATTTTTCCTGCACACCCGCCTGCAAAATCTGCGACAAGGTAGATGCGTTTTCTCCGCTGGGGGACTCCCCAAAACTGCGCATCGAACACCCGCCATGCGACGGAGTAGCCGTCTCCCAGGATTTCCCCTGCATTCTGCCATTTTGCAGATCCAGGGACATACACACAGGGGTCTTTGACTTTGCAGATTTCTTCGAGGACGGCTTTGAAGTCTTTCCCTTTGTTTGACGAGAATGCCCCTGGGACATTTTCCCACACCACAAATCTTGGATACCTGCCATCTGTCTTACACCTCATTTCTTTAACGATCCTTACCGCCTGGTAGAATAAATTACTGCGTGAGCCGCCAAGCCCCTCACGTTTTCCCGCAATGGACATATCCTGGCAGGGCGAACCGAAAGTGATGATATCAACGGGCGGAAGCTTTGCACCGTCAAGTGTGGAAACATCGCCGTAATGCTCCACCTGCGGCAGCCTTTTTGTTGTGACACGGATAGGAAAAGGCTCGATCTCCGATGCCCACAAAGGGGTGATACCGGAAATCAAGCCTCCAAGTTCAAAACCTCCAGAGCCTGAGAATAAACTCCCAAGCGTTAAATTTTTATTCTCCATCCGCACCGACCTCCAGCTCATCAAACTTTATGTTCTGGCTGTCACGCACCACGTACACATTTTCCGTTGTACCTGCCTGTTCAATAAATCTTTTCACAATGACATCACAGAACTTTTCATCAAGCTCAATGGTATGGCACACGCGGTTCGTCTGCTCACAGGCGATCAGTGTAGAGCCGCTGCCGCCGAATGGATCAAGCACAATACAGTTGCTCATACTGGAATTTTTAATCGGATATGCGACCAGCGGAACAGGCTTCATGGTCGGATGGTCGCCGTTTTTCTTCGGTTTGTCAAATTCCCAGATGGTGGACTCTTTCCTGCCTGTGTACCACTGGTGTCTGCCTTTCTTCTTCCATCCGAACAGAACCGGCTCATGCTGCCACTGATACGGACTCCTGCCGAGCACAAGGCTCTGCTTCTTCCAGATACACGTCCCCGAAAGATAAAATCCTGCGTCTGCAAATGCTTTTCTGAAATTCAGCCCTTCTGTATCTGCATGGAAAACATAGATGCTGGCGTCATCCGCCATAACCTTTTCCATGTTGGTAAAGGCGTCAAGCAGAAACTTATAAAATTTGCCATTTTCCATGTTGTCATTTTTGATTTTTCCCGCCGAGCCCTCATAGTTTACGTTATAAGGCGGGTCCGTCACCACAAGGTTGGCTTTCTTCCCGTCCATCAGAAGTGTGTATGTTTCCTCCCTGGTGCTGTCACCGCAGATAAGACGGTGGTTTCCAAGCAGCCAGAGGTCGCCGCTTTTCGTCACGGGCGGCTTTTCCAGTTCTGCATCTACATCAAAGCCATCATCCTTCACTTCGCTGTCTGTCTCAAATAAATCTGCGATCTCACTCTCGTCAAATCCCGTCAGGCCGACATCAAAGGACTCCGCCTGCAGAGCCTCAATCTCAACCCTCAGAAGTTCTTCATCCCAGCCTGCGTCCATTGCCATGCGGTTGTCGGCTAAGATATATGCTTTCTTCTGGGCATCAGTAAGATAATCTGCAAACACACATGGCACTTCTGGGATACCCTCTGCCTTTGCTGCCTCAATCCTGCCGTGGCCGGCTATGACATTGAAGCCACGGTCAATAATAACGGGATTAATAAAGCCGAACTCACGCAGGGATGAGCGGAGTTTATTGATCTGCTCCGCAGAATGTGTCCTCGCATTGTTCACATACGGTATCAATTTTTCAGTGGATATGAGCTGCATTTCCGTTGTCGTTTTCAATTACCCGCACCTCCTGTCCAGCAGCTTATACAAGCCTTTCTCCGCACCTTTGATATCCCCGGCAAATGCCTGACCCTTGATGGTGCGGTACTGCTGCCTTGTTAAATTTTTCTTATTGGCATTCAGCGTCTTCATAAATTCTGTAAGTTCTGTTTTCATATCAGTTTCCTTTCCTCGCCCTCAAGAGCCGCTCCATCACATCATCCTGCGGTGTGTTCCCTGAAAACTCCACCGAGCAGTTCTCCTTGACGATCTGGTATATCTGCATCCAGCAGTAATTGGTCTGTTTCATGTAAGACTGGCTCATGGCGACATAAGGGGAAGCGATAGCCGCCCCTGTGGTCGGGTGTTTTGCAAGAAACCCCGTGGAGGAAACAATCTCCTCACACTGAATCCAGCGGGACACGCTCATCGCATACTGCTCCACCATCTGGACGGTGACCAGCCTGTCACAGTTCCTCACCTTAAGCCAGGCATAGGTTTCACGGTAGACTTCCTCCGCCACCAGCTCACGGCCGCTTTTCTGCGGCGATTTCAAAAAATCTTTCACTGGCGGCACATCCACGCCTTCCAGCTCCGCAGGCACCATCAGGACTTCTGCGAAACGTCCCTCACTGATTTTTTCCGTGAGTGCCTTTGGCTTCCTGCCTGCGCCCGGCCTTGCACCGCCGCGGTTACTGCCGTCCTTTGCCACTGTTTTCACCCCCGTTTCTTTGATTTCCTTTGAAAAAATGCTGCGGAAATCAAACGCCGCAGCATACGAAAACCATATTAAATACTGGAAAAACCAACAGGTTAATACCCCGTTTGATTTCCGCTTTTTATGCGTGTGACCCCGGCACCGTTGCCCGGCGGTTTCCATTTTAGGGATTTTGACCGCCCCTGGGGTCAGTGCCACCTGTCGCCGCGCTCTGCATGAATCCTTGAATGGCAGGATTTACAAAGGGAAATTAAATTGCTCCTGTCATGCGTCCCGCCTTCGGACAAAGGTTTCTTATGGTGTACTTCCTCAACAGGCACAAGAATTCCTTTCCCATAGCACTGCTCACAGAACGGGTGCGTCTTTACATAGCTGTCACGGATTCTTTTCCATGCACGCCCATACCTACGGCGTACAGCAGGGTCCCTGCCATACTTCTCGTAGTGTTTGTTCATAAGCTTCGTGTGTTCCTCACAGAACCGCCCGTCGGTAAGTTTCGGACAGCCGGGATAAGAACACGGCCGCTTTGGTTTTCTCGGCATCAGCTCCACCTCCTTTTTTGGCATAAAGAAAGCCACCCACAGGATTAATCCCATGAATGGCCTGGTGCTTTACGCAATTTTCTATGATACTATCATACTACTTTTCCCTGTGCCAAACTACGGCAAAGTGTGCCAACATTAATCCGGCACGGAAAAATTTTTCAAAGCCGATGCATGGATGCGGTGGACAGTGCGGTTTGAAACGTGGAGCCTTTCTCCAATCTCCTCCCAGGTACAGTTATTAAGATAGCGGTAGGTCAGAAGCAGACGCTCCTCACGGTCGCTGACCTTTTCCACCGAACCGCTGACCTGCTTTTTCAAAACCACCAGCTGACAAAGTTCTTTGTGTATTTTCTGCTCCATCTCTATGATGTCGCTGAGATATTTTACAAAGGGCGGTTCCGTGTTCCTGCTGCACTGTACACGCTCGCCGAAGTTTGAACCTGATATCCTGCCCGCCAGCTCACGCAGGTGTTCCAGCTCCTCCGTATCGGAGTCTATCAGTTCATTCAGCCTGTATGCCTGCATCAGATATTCTTTCGCTGTCATAAGCCACCTCCGAAAATGAAATTCCCCCGGATTGACTCTGGTTTTCGTTGATTGTCATAGGTTGGCTTTTACCGCATCTATCAAAGCGGACTGCGAGGTGTCTTTTAATTCCAGCGCTTTCATGATCCGCTCGTCAATGGTTCCCTTTGTGATGATGTGCTGCACCACCACGGTCTCCGATTCCTGCCCCTGCCGCCACAGCCTCGCCACCGTCTGCTGGTACAGTTCCAGCGACCAGGTAAGCCCGAACCATACCAGCGCCGAACCGCCGCTCTGGAGATTCAGCCCGTGTCCTGCCGATGCAGGGTGTATCAAAGCAACCGGCAGCTCCCCGCTGTTCCAACGCCTGATGCTTGCTGTGGTATCCAGCTTTGCAAACGGGATATGCAGGGAGTTAAGCCGTTTGGAAATCCTCTCCAGGTCATGCCTGAACCAGTAAGCCACCAGAAGCGGCCTGCCGTTCATGCTCTCAATGATATCCTCCAGTGCATCCAGCTTTCGGCTGTGTATCTCTATGACCTCCTGTTTATCATCATATATCGCTCCGTTTGCCATCTGACTCAGCTTTCCAGAAAGGGAAGTGGCATTGGCGGCTGTAATCTCTCCGTCTGTCAGCTCCAGTACCAGGTCTGATTTCAGTCTGTCGTACTTCCCACGCTCTTTGTCTGAAAGCTGTACTTCATACCCGCTGCTGATTAACTTTGGCATCTGCAGATGGTCAGTAGATTTCATGGAAATCGTGATATCGGAGATTTTACCATATATCTGCTTTTCCGCCCCAGGCAGGGGTTTGTAAGAAAATATTATCTGCCCGTTCCGTTTATCAGGCTGGAAGTAGGCGGTGCGGTACTGGCCGATAAACCTTCCAAGCCGTTCTCCCATATCCAGCAGACGGAACTCTGCAACTGAACCACTACCGGCTAAAGCCGGTAGGTTCGGTGGGCTGCTAAAGCAGCCTAAAGACGTTTCTCCGTATAGTTCTCGCTTACTCTGATACGTTTATCCTATTTCAAAGTTATCGGACTTTGTTTTTTCCTGCAAATCTTGGTTTTTAATATACTCTTTGATAATTTCATCCGTCACATTCCCGCTGCTTGCCACAAAGTATCCCCTTGCCCATAAATGCTGTCCCCAAAACTGTTTATTTAATTCCTTATATTCCATCTGCAGTTTCCTGGATGTATTTCCTTTTATATATTGCACCAGCTTACTTGCTGAAAGGTGGGGCGGAACAGAAACCAACAGATGTATATGGTCGCTGCCCACATGGCCTGCCAGTATTTCTACTTCATTGCTCTGACATACCATACGGATCAGCTCTCTTGCCCTTAAAGCTATCTTTCCAATTATCACAGGTTTACGGTATTTTGTTATCCATACCAAGTGATATTTAATATCATATGTGCAGTGCGACGATTTTCTGTAATTTTCCATGATTTCACCTCAGGTTTAGTATTCCTATTTTAGCTTTAGATTAAACCTAAAGTCATAGGGTTTACCTAAAGGTTTCGCCTAAAGGCGAGGGTTTTAACCCCATTATACAGACAATAAATCCATCAGCCCGTTGCTGCTTGGCGTTCCTGTCAGCCCCACAATTCGTTTTACCTTTGGCCTTACTTTCATCAGTGCTTTAAACCTCTTCGTCTGGTGGTTTTTGAAGGATGACAGCTCATCAATTACCAGCATATCAAAGTCAAAGGGGATACCGCTCTCAGTAATCAGCCACTGCACATTTTCACGGTTGATGATATAAATATCAGCCTCCGCTTTCAATGCCGCAATCCGTTCTGCCACCGTACCGACTGCCACACTGTATTTCAATTCTTTTAAGTGATCCCACTTTTCGATTTCAGCACTCCATGTATTTCTTGCCACCCGCAGAGGGGCTAAAATTAATATTTTATGAACCTCAAAGCTGTCAAACAGCAGACTGGCAAGTGCGGTCAGCGTAATGCTCGTTTTGCCAAGCCCCATATCCAAAAGGACTGCTGCAACCGGGTGGGATTCAATATATCCGACTGCATATTTTTGATAATCATGTGGACTGTATTTCATCAACTATTCCTCCAATCTGCGACTCGTCATCTAGCACATACACTCTGAATCCTAACCGCCGTAACAGCCTGTGCCGTGCTAACTGCAGGGGGCGTGGCTTTTCTCCAGGAGCTTTTACCTCCACAAACGCCATTTTCCCACCAGGGAGAAGTACGATTCTGTCAGGCACCCCATCAAAACCGGGCGATGTGAACTTAAGTGCCAGACCTCCGACGGCCTTAACAGCCGCCACAAATTTCTGTTCTATGGTTTTCTCTCTCATGCAATAACCTCCAAACCCTTATATTTTCAGCATTCCAGGCTTTGTGGTGTAGGTCGGTGAAGGTCGTACCTTAAAACTCTCTATAGGTAATTTTTTACTAAAAAACTGCCCTAAAGGGGGTTTTATACGGAGACCTACACCGACCTACACCCTTACCGAAAAATGGGTGTTTTTAACCGCCCACTTCCTCATCCTGAAGACGCAGACCATATACAGTGATTCCAACTTTCGTCCTCCTTCTGGAAAAGCCCGCCATTTCCAGTGCATTGTAAAAATCCGCAGTGCTTCTCGCATATTCTCCCGTCTGCGCACAGTAGCAGCGGTATGCACGGTACAGTTCTCCAGACTTTTCCGTATAATTCGCCGCCACCTCGCAGCACTCACCCAGGAAATGCCCAAGCCAATCATTATCCTCACGGTACGATTTGATGGCATCCTCCACGCAGGCAGGGCAGGGGATGTGGAAGTTTCTGCTGATCACTTTTTTTGCACCCTCAATAATCCACGCCATGACCGCTGGGGCAGCTTCCGACACAAGGAAATCGGCATAATTCTTCACATCCCCGGCGCCCTCTATTCTGGCATGGAACGGTATCACAATTAAACGCCTCCACGTCCCAGGGTCATTTGCACCCACCCTTGGCAGGTGGTTGGTATACAGCACAAGGGTATGGCTCGGCGTAAAGGAAAACGGGTCCTTATACTTTTTCTCCGCAAAAATCTCATCCGTGGAACACATCTGCTTGACCACGGCAGTGTTCAGGCGCATCCCTTCTTCCAGTTCTGCGGCAATGATTAGACGCTTTCCTTTGGCTTCGGCAAGCTCCGGCTTCACATTCCTCTTGCATCCGACCGTGAGGGTATCGGAGGACATATTGCCGCTGTAAGTCCCAAGCACACGGGCTATGGTGTTCCAGAACGTGGATTTGCCGTTCCTGCCCTCGCCGTAGGCAATGACCAACGACTCCATATAGACACGGCCGACCGCAGCCATGCCCACAATCTGCTGCACATAATCGATCAGCTCCGCGTCACCGCAGAAAATAGTGTTGAGCGAATCCTGCCACAGTTCTTTGCCTTTATCACCTGGTTCGGCTGCCGTAATCTTTGTGATATAATCCTCCGAGCTGTGGTCACGCCTGCCTTCCAGGCCATCGGGTAGATAATAAGTCCCATCGGGCGTGTTCAGCAGAAAGCCGTCTTTATCAAGGTCTGACACACTGATCTCCAGCATCGGCTTTGCCGCCTGCAGGGCCGACACAATATATTTCATATCCCTGCGTTTCATCACGAACGCTTTATATGCCAGTGCGGTTTTATATGCAAGATAAGCATCCGTCTGGCTGCTGCTGATCTTCTTCTCCAGAGCCTTGCCGCCCGACACAATGTCATCTTCCGAAACACCCATATCCACCAGTGCCCGCCGTGTGCGTGACACCTCGTCTTTTGCATCCTCAAGCTGCAGGTCAAGAAATTCCTCCGCTGCCCCTACTGCCTGCTGCTTGGACTCCACCCAATACTGCCCACAGAAACGCAGGTAGTCCGTTGCCGCCGTATAACGCAGTTCTGCGCCATACTCCCTTGCCAGCACCTTTGCCTGCCCGATGTCGGAATAATCCCCAGGCTTTAAAGTTTCCCTTGCAAATTCATCATTGTATTCGTCCGGGGCAACATAGCCGTCCTGCCTTTTCACCTTTTCCGCAAAGCGGCAGGCACTCTGCCAGATCATAGACAGTTCCGCATCTTCAAGAGGAGGGCTGCATTTATCCGCCTCCTCCATAAAAATCCCATATGCCTTTTCTGTTGCACCGTAACGCTTCACTACACGCCCCGCAAAATGCGACATGGTGGCGTTCCTCTGTCCCTGCGGAATCTCCCTGCTGCCCTGCAGTTTCACGATACAGTCGATGGTAATCTCACCCTCATGCCATAAGATCCCACTGCACGGATTTCCAAAAATAAACCTTGCAGAATCGATGGCATTGCCGTCAAAAAACGGGAATTTCTGATGGATTGCCTTTTTCAGAGCGGCGCAAGCCTCACCGTCTGTAATCGGGTCATGTGGGAAGTACACATGAAACCTCGGCCTTGCAGACCTGCCGTCCTTTGGTTTCATATGGTTACGGCTTGGCACTACAACAAAAGCCACATCTTTTCCTATTTTTTCTTCTAAATCCTTCGGATGAACCCAGTCTGCGGGATTGTCAGAATGGTCATTGTCACAGTCCATCACGTCCACATCGCAGGAGAGGAAATTATCCCCGCTCCTGCGGCAGTTTTTGAATTCCGCACATACATGGTCAAACGCCATGACCTCCATGCAGTCATCTTCATTGTCAACGACACGTCTGTTTGGATAAATGCTGTTCTTTGCATTGCCCCTGCAGTTTGCCGTGTAAAATGTCATTTTCAAGATAATCCAACCTCCTCACAATTTTCTGTGAAATAGCGGACCGGCATATTCCTCCTTTCCGCTTTCTCAATCTCCGCTGCCATTCCCGCAGATATTCTGCTTCCGAATACCCATATCTGTTCGCACCTGCATAAAAGAACCATGTTCATAAACATTGCAAGGCTTCTTTCCGCAGCAACAGCGTCATCCATGAACTGTGGAAAAAGCAGGTGCGGAGCCAGCGGTATGCAGGCACTCCTTACCGCAAAACGGCAGTAATGCCTTGCTTTTTCCGTATTTCTTTCCGTATCCCCGGCAAAAGGGGAGCATATATATACAAGCGGGCGGTACGCACGTTTCGCCGCTTTTTCTTCCTTCCTGATATTTGACAAAGCCTCATATGTGGTCGGGTCATAGTATCCCTCACCGTTACATCTTCTTAGCCCCATAATCTGAACCTCCATTCTGTTCTCTCCGGACTGTTTCTGCAGTCTTATAAAACGGGCAGTCCTTCCCGTTAAAATTGTTATCATTCAGGCAGTGGCACACACCGTCATGGTTGGCAAAGCAGTCATGGTGCGCCCTGCACTCAGGCATCTTTTTTCCGTGCATCCGTCTTACCTCCTGAAACCAGATCTATATTCCTCTCCATCCTTTTGCGGGGAATTTCCGTCCTGTTAAACTGTGCTTTCCAATATCTTTTCATAGGTGAACCAGCAGGAAGTTCTTCTGCCTTTTCTTTGTACATATCACAGAGCGCCTGGTAGCCATCAGCCATTTCACGTAATTCCGAAAGCAGCTCCGTTTTCACTTCATCAGAACAATATCTGTTGATGAGCAGAGCGATTTTTCTTGCCACTGGCAACTTGCAGGGAAAGAATGCCTCCACGATAAGCTCCATGTATCCTGTTGCATACTCGATCCTTAACACTTCCATAACCCCACCTAATCTTTCTGGTAGAAGCTACAACTGTAACCATCCGCCCGAAGCACTAAGCCTTTTGCCCAGGGCGGAGTCCTACCCATCTGTTCGCAGACCGCCTCTACAGACATCCGCTTATCCGCCTCGATGATAACCTCATCGTGGACATGTGCCACAATCGCACAGTTTTTCAGCGTCTGCATGGCATAGCACAAAATATCACGGGCGGTTGCCTGCACGATATTTTCCACAAACTTGGGGCCATAGCTTTCCAGCCGTTCCCATTTTTTCGTACTGCCGACACCCATGTAGGTGACGGACTCTCCACCAAAACGGTTCTCACCGATCCTCGGCTTCACGTAAGCAAGCCGCCTGCCTGAAAAAAGAGTGATGAACAGCATCCCGCTCTGACAGCTGAATCGGATGCCATGTGTTTCTGTCGTCATTCTCTTTTTGATGCATTCCTTTACGGCATGGTCAACATCCCACCAAAACTCCGTGATATTTGGATTGGAATCCCTCCAGGCATTTACCAGAGGCTGCAGTTCTTCCTCCGCAAGCCCCATATCCAGCGCACCCATTGATTTCAGCGCCCCTACAGATCCGCCGTATCCAAGGGCCAATTCCGCTATTTTACCTTTCTGCCTCAGATGACCGTTCACGCCGTGTTTTTCAACAGGCACATGGAACATCTGGCTTGCTGACGCACAGTAAATGTCACCGCCGTCCTCAAAAACCCTGAGCCTCCATCGCTCCCCGGCAATCCATGCGATCACTCTCGCTTCAATCGCAGAAAAGTCCGCCACGATGAATTTTCTGCCGTCCTGCGGCACAAAGGCTGTGCGGATAAGCTGTGACAGTGTATCAGGGATATCTTCATAAAGCATGGAAAGGGCGTCATAATCACCACATTTCACAAGTTCCCGTGCCTGTGCCAGATCAGTGATGTGGTTCTGAGGCAGATTTTGCAACTGAATGATTTTCCCGCTGTAGCGCCCTGTTCTGTTAGCACCATAGAATTTAAACATCCCATGCGCACGGCTGTCTGCACACACAGCATTCTCCATCGCCTGGTACTTTTTCACAGAAGATTTGGCAAGCTGCTGCCGAAGTTCCAGCACAGTTTTCAAAGGCTCCGGCGCTTCTTTCAGCAGGCCTGCAACAGCTTTTTTATCCAGTGAATCCGTCTCCAGACCGTTATCCGCAAGCCACAGCTTCATCTGCTGTACCGAATTTGGATTTTCAAGCTCCGTCAGTTCTCTCATGGCAGCCGACAGCTCCGCTTTTGAACGCCCGTCCATAGCAATCGCCTGTCTGACCATATCCATATCCACGCCAATCCCACGGTCGTTTATCTCCTGGTCCTGGCGGTATTCCTCCCAGACAAAATCCGGCACAGGGAATTTTGCAAGCCGCTGCTGTATCTGCATTTCCGCCTCCACATCACGCAGGTTGTATGCCTTAAACCTCTGCCATTTATCCATATCGTGTCCGAGCAGATTCCGTGTCCTGCCTCCGTTTGCTTTGGTCGGCTTGCATGGGACACAGAAATATCTAATCAGATCCTTTCCTTCTGTCAGTTTCTGTTTTTCCAGTCCAAGCACAGCACCCACATTTTCCAAAGACATGGGTAGCCCAAGCGTGGCAGCCCAGACCATAGAGCAGCGCCATGATGACGGGTCAAGGTAACTCCCGACAGGGAATCCAAGAAACCTCGACAGACAAATCCTTTCAAACTGCGCATTATATGCCCACTTCATAACATTTTCATCTTCCAGTGCCGCTAAAATATCCGCAGGGATTTCCCCACCGCAGGCGAGGTCAACCACCTGAACCTCTCCGCCGTCCACGCTGTATCCAAACAATAGAATCTCAAAAGCGGGGGAGGAAGCATATTTATAAACTCCGCATTTGGATAAATCTATATCAGAGAATGTTTCCAAATCCAGTGATAAAGTTTTCAATTCCACCAGCTCCTTTCACTGCCTTAAGGGCGGCAGGCAGAACGCCCGCCACCCCGTGGCTGTATTTTCCTGTTATGCTGTCAGGACAGGAAATCCTCTTCATCCTCATCTGCAAAGTCATCCTCCGCACGGGATTTTCCGCCCAAAGGTTCACCATCACGGATTTTCTGCAGATTGTTCAGACCGCAGGCGATTCCTTTATTGCCGTTAGAGTTGAAAGCATAAAAGTTGATGCTCGCCCTGCCGTACACACCGCTGTAGACTTCCGAATGGTCAATGATTGGCTGCCTGTCTGCGTCAACGATGCCCGGCGCAGTGGAGCTGTTGGCATTGACGAAATAGGAATCCGCATAGGCTTCATCATCCGGACGTTCCGTATCCCCGTCACGGAGCGGGGTTTTGAGGACAGAAAGTGCAGGAACGCTTCTCCCGTTCCCCTTAAGTTTGGATTCACCCTCACGGTACGCCGCCTCAATAGCCGCCTTAATCTTTGCAATGGTCTTTTTATCTGATTTCGGGATAATGAGCGACACAGAAAATTTCGGCGTGCCGCCATTTATTGATTTGGCTTCCCAGGCATTGCAGTAGCTCCATCGGGTATCCGGTCCCGTGATCACCTTTGTTGGATTTGTAACTGTGTTTGACATATGGTTTTCCTCCTGAATTTACTTAAAATCTTCTGCCGCCGTATTCATTGGCGGTCTCTTGTCTGACTCCGGCACCAGTGCAGGCTTGCCCTGTGGTTTCTCCACAAGACCGTTTAAAATTTCCGCAAACTTCTTTCTGCCGAGCAGTTTTTCCATAGCAGTGATGCCAAGGAGCTTCGGCTCGTATGGGTCATAACCTGCTTTCTTTACAGTATCTGCTACAGCACCCTCATCGGTATACTTACGGTTGGAACGGCCTTCCACGATTTTAAAGCCGTCATACTTTACACCGCTCAGAGCCTGCTGCAGTGCAAATTCTTTCACGTCAGCCGCCCATGCCGCCAGCTCATCCGCTTTTATAAGGATTGCTGCAATCTCATCATCTTCCAGAGTTGCGGGCATTTCAAAATCGTACCTTGCAAGCTCCAGGTTGTATTCCGCACGTTTCCTGCAGACCGCTTTTGCCTTACAGAATCTGCAGTATTCGCCTGCGTTAAATTCTCCCTCACCGTCATAAGCCAGCTTCGCTTTCGCCATAAGGTCGTTGTACGCCCACTGCAGAAGGTCATCCTTTGCCATGACGCACACGCTGACATTCTCCCTGCGCGGCTGGTAGATTGCCATTTGGACGGTATCAATGTCATAGATGCCGTCGAACAGCTCCAGCGCACCCAGGGCATACAGCATCATCTGAGGATTTTCTGTGGCGGAAATCTCCACGCCCTTGCCATGCTTGTAATCAATGATGTAGAGCGTTCCGTCTGCAATGATTACACAATCCCCTGTGCCAAAACCGTCTTTTACAAAGCGGGAGAAGTCCAGTTTCTGTTCAATCAGCACGACAGGGTCTTTGCAGGTTTTCTTTGCCTCCTCCACCAGTGAAAGGACATATTCCGCATAGCCGCAGGCACAGTCTTCCATTTCCTCATCGTAGAAAGAAAGTTCGGCAGTCGGGTCTGCAGTTTCCATGCCCAATAACAGTTTCAATTTGTGTTCACACAGGCTGTGGGCATCCGTACCCTGCTGTGCATATTCACTGCCTGTATCCTCATAATTTTCACACAGTCTTGCAGACGGCGGGCAGGCAAGCCATCTGTGGCTTGAAGATGCAGATAATAAAGCGTGTATTCCCATTTATAGCACCTCCGCATCCGTAAGCAGGGCAGGGTACTCTGACGGATCGATCTCCGACAGCTTATCCGCGCCATGCTTATTCAACAGCTCTTTTACCTCGGCCGTATGTCCCGCACGGGATTTTTCCGCCAGCACCGCACGGACTTCCTCCAGAGTCAGAGGCTTCTCTTCTGGCTCTGCCTTTACAGTCTTTTTTGCTGTATTTTTCTTTGCAGCGGCTTTCGTCCTGGCTTTTTCCTCCAATTCTTTTGTGGATGTCATTTCTGCAGATCCGTCATTCTCTGCCACTACGTCCGCAACCGCCTGCAGGCTGTCGGCAAGGGAACGTAGATCCCCGATAACATCAAGCAGTAACTTCACTTTGCCCATGTACAGTCCCTCCTTCTTTTACTTCACTGATAGCCAGTTCCCTGACAGAATCACCCGGCACAATCACCGTAAGCTGCTGCTTATTCCCCAGGAGGAAGCGCAAGAAACGCTCCCTCACGGAGATATGGCGGCAGCTCACGATCCCGCCAGTGGACGGCTTCTTTGAAACACTGATCTTTAATGTGTGGTCCATAATCCACCCCTTTCTGAAAGACATGTTAAAACTGCCTTCCATATCTACGGAGATTTTCGGGGCTTTTTGATGAGGTGTTTTTTAGAAATATTTCAAAAACTTTTTTCTTGCAGCCTTAATGGAATCATAAACGGCACGATAATCGACCCCTTCTTTATCCGCAATCTCATGCATTGACATTCCGGCTGCCAGCATCAGCATCCTTCGCTGTTGGATTTCCGACAGTCTGGCAAAGGTTTTATTGATATGGCTGCTATATTCTTCCTGTTCCATCATCCAATCAGGTGATTCCTCCGAATAAGGCATGAATTTATCCTTATCGCCATACGGCATAGCATCAAGCGAATAACAGTGATATCTTTCCTTGCGTGACAGGTTGTCCTCTTTGCGTCTTGAATCAATGATGACAGCACCGATGGATTCCTCCACCTCGACCTCTGACACCGTCCCGTCTGCAAATTCATATTTAATTTTCAT